TTCCCAGGAAGAGGAACTCTTTGTCCTTGGTACTCTTGTGTTGCTACGAGTTGACCATTCTCCAGTTTAATAGAGTGAGTAGCGCCCTGAGCACCATGAAGGTTCTGAAGGTTCTGAGCTTCTACTTTAACAAGAGCCGGAACAGATTGTGTGACAAAGTCGAAATAGTTCTTAAATGCCGTTGGGTTACTTTGACGAATAGAAGTCATGTACTGTGTCATCTCAGGTGACGTAAGGGTATTGATAAAATACCTACGTTCACTAGTTGACTTACCAGCAATGTACTTAGGAAGCCATTCTCTGCTATCCTTACCAAAGAGAGTACTAGTTACATTATTCACTTCTTCTGGTTTGAGTTTACCAGAAGTTAGAACTTTGGTGGCCGCCATCATAGACTTCTCAGCAGTACCCTTTTCAAGACCGTAGTCTTGGGGAGTCTGAACAACATCTTTAAGGGATGCGTTAGGGGTAGACGTGGCAATACCCAAAATTCCTAGCATGTGCCCACGACCTTGAGGTGTGGTAAGGGACTGAAGTAGTGCTGGGTCTCTCTCAAATAGTACTGCACCAGCTTGGTTTCCGCCAATACCGGTGACAGCTTTGAGACTCCTAAACTCCGGTCTAGCTTTTAAGATAGCTAGTTCATCGTTCTGTTGCATGAGTTCGGCTTGAGTCTTAGCCATCATTAGGGGAGATACCTTGCCACTCTCTAACGATTTGAAGAACTCGTCATAGTCGGCGAAGACACCCTCTCTAACGCTTTTAACCTTTTCAGTTGGAAGAATCTCTCGAAGGGATTTGTGGTCTGAAGAGGCTCTAAAGTCTAGTAGGGAAGTAAACCTCTCATTGTATTTAGCCATCATCTCTTGTTTTAGAGTACCAATAACTTTTAACTCTTCAGCGTCTAACTTACCGTCTTCCATAGCTTTAGACATCCACCGTTGAACAGAGTTCATGTCAGTAAGACCAAGTTCAGACATCTTTGGACCAAGATCAGTAAGTTGAATAGTAGCTGCACTTGCCCTTAAGGCTTTCTCAGCATCTTGTTCAATTTCCTCTCCCATCTGCTTACGAAGGGAGATCTTAGCTGCTTCACGCTTCATCTGGCTGTCTTTGGCACTCCAATCGTCAGCTTCGATTTTGAGCTTTGTGATGTCCTCTCCTTGAAGGTAACGCTTACGAGCCCCGATAGCTTGGGCCTCTGGTGTATTGAAATAGGCTTCTAGCTTGTCTTGTTGTCTTTGAGCTGAAGATCCAGCACTTTCTGCTTCACGCATAAGATGTTTACGTACAGCGTGATCAGGATTTTCTCCAACCATACGAGAAGCAATTTGATCGATTTGATCGTCGTACCCAGGGTACTTGGCTCTGAGTTCCCTCATTACAGCACTGAGACGTGAGTAGTAGTTGGACTCCTTGACGGTACCTTGCTGATAACCAGCCTGTAGGTTTGTAAGTGTTTTGATAGCACTCTTAAGTACGGGTGGTGTATCAGTACCCATAGTTTCAGCAGTCTTTACTGGAGACTCCATTGTAGCTGCTGCATCAACACCATAGATCTTGTTGTCAAGCTCGTAAGCTTTACGCATAGTATCTGAGATGTCTTGTCTATTGGTGGTGTCTTTTTCTTGGTAGGCATTACCAATAGTTTCACCAATGTTACCCAAGACTGAGCCTAAATCTAGAGGCTGGATCCTAGGAGCTTGCCCGAAGGAGGGGGCCTTCTCGACCCCCTTGTCTTGATTGAAAGCACCCATTACTTAGTGTTTTCCTTTTCTAGTCTCTTGTTTCTCAATTCGAGTTTCCTTTGGTAGGTCTCTTGATTAGGTTCATTCATCATATTCTTGTAAATAAGAGCATCATACTTAGTACCGTCATTCTTGAGAGCATTGGAGAATACTTCGTTCTTCTCTTTGACAGTCAAGTCAGCATTATACAAAAGGTACTTAGCTCTTTTGAAGTGGTATTCGGCCTGAGTCGTGTTCCCTTCTCCAGCAAAATTAAGGGCTCTTTCCAGAGTCTTGTTGTACTCTTTTAGGAGTTCTCCTTTAGTTGTTGCTCTATCTTTAGCTAGTTCTTGTAGTTTGAATACGTCACTAGCGTCTCTCGGAGATAGACCAAGAAGGGAGGCGAAGACAGCATCGAGCCCACTAACTTGAGACATAGCTACTTCATTCTTATTGTACCACAGGCCTGTCCTGTATGCCATGTAAGCACGAGTAGCATTGTTGAAGGACCCAACGCTCTTAGAGAAGTCTACAAAGTCCTCCCAAGTAAGGGGGTAATCGGCTTCTGGGTCTTCACTCATGGTTGCTCCAATCGCGTGAACAACAGGAGCGGCAGTCTTCATAATGTTCTTAATAACCGAACCGCTAGGACCGATCATTGCATCTAGAAGAGAGGTATTCCCACTTAAGATATCCTTGAGTACCGAGTTGTTTCCTGGAGCGTATCTATCTGAAAAGTTCCAAGAGTTGCCATCACTGTACTGAGAAACAGTTTGAAGTAAACCTTCTGACAAGAAAGTAGACAGAACATCTGCGTCTGTGTCTAGTCCGTTATCAATTACGTACTTCCTAAATGATTCTCCAACTGGCCATACACCCAGTGTACCGCCGACTACACCAGCAGGGATACCATAGAGAAGACCGTTCATAGCAATAGCTCTTGCAGCCTCACCTCGTGAAAGAGCACCATTTCCTAGGGTAATACCTTGAAGTAGTTGCTCTGACATACGTAGATTGTAAGACAAGAACTGAGTTGGGATAGACATAAAACCTTTCTGCCAAGTAGCCTGAGAATCTCTGGCCATCTGGACGTTTAAGTTTTTAGCCCTCCCTAGTAGCTGTTGTCTAACAAAATCGTCTACGACAGCGGTAGGGTTAGCGTCTCTCCATTCTCTATAAGCTATTGCATAGGCACTTCTCTTAAGGCCTGACTCAGACTCTCTAAAGAAGATAGAGGCAGTATCTAGGAATCTACCACCCTTACCCATGAATGTCTTTGGTTCTAGAGCATCATCTAGATGAGCCACCGTACCGTTGATGTCTGCGAAACCACTCCTCCAAAGTTCATTCTTCATCTCTTCAAAGTGAGGGTACCCAGACTTCTTAATAAGGTACTTAAAGATCTCCGGGGTATCGTTCATCTGAGCAAACCGGAGAAGGATAGAGTCCTTGATAGCACCCGGAGCGTGTTTAGGACTTAAGGCACTCATGTAGGCTAAAGTCTGTGTGTTTAGCACAAGCTGGACTGGATTGAATAGACCAATCTGTGTGTGATAAGCAACCCCTCTCATGAATCGAGTAGGATCTCTTGTCTTCCACACAACGCTATCCTCTAGCCAATCCCCAGCTTTATCACCACCGTACCTGTAGACGAGATTTAGCAGAGCGTCTTTAGCTGATGTTACAGACTTAGACAGTTCGCTAGGGGAGTACATAAGTTGCATTACAGCCGTGTGCATACGCTTGGCTGCGCTGAGCTTTACAGGATCTACTTTAGTATTCCACTCTGGGTGAACAAAAGAAGCAATAGACGAACGCTCTAGGCGCTCTTTACCACCCTTTACTGTGTCTCCAAATTGCTCAATGAACTCCTTGCGAGATCTAATCATGTAGTCAGTGTAGACATGAGAATTAATCGTGTCAGACACAGAAGATCTAATGGTGTCTCGTGCGCCAATCATCCTAGTAGATACTGGCATCCAAGCTGGATTGTTTGAACCTCCCCATTCGTAAGACTGTGTTCCAAGTCCACGTTCTCCAGTAAACTTTGTTCCAAACTCTACGTTGGGTCGGTGGGGATTAGCTAGATCGTTTCGAAGACCTAAAGCCCCTACGTCAACAACATCGTGGTAGTTCATACCATCTTTAGCTAGAGCTAATGGGTACTTTGGATTGATAGCTCCATCTTTGACCATTTGGTCGAAAGTCTTGGCGCTCCAAGGCATACCATTCTTGACGAGAGAAGCCTCAACGGAACTCAAGTCTACTTTACCATTGACAGCATTTGTTACTGCATCGTTGTATAGCTTACGAGCTTCCTCAGCCCCACTAAAGAAATTTTTAGCTTCGTGTTCTCTTACAAACCCCGATACTGTGCTTTCACCGTAGTAGAGTTCACCTTTCTTTGAAGGAGTAGTGTTGGCACTTTTAATTCTCCAGTTAAGGTTTTCAATGTGGTGACCACCTTCGTTATACGGAAGTTGTTTCTTCAAGTCGAGAGGACTGAAGCCTACATCGTGAGAAACTACGTACCTGATTGGATCAACGTTAGAGCCTTTACCGACAATGTCGTGTAGCACTGAGGAACTACGTTCGTCGTAAAGTTGTGTTACTTTAGCACCACCATTATCGAGTAATTCATTAACGTACTTCTTTAGACTTTGGTCCATATCCGCAAGGTTGACCAGAATATTGTCACCATTCTTATCAATGACAAGGACCCTAGCGTCCCCACCCTTGTCAAAAGGTAGTTTATCTAGAAGTCGGCCCTCCATTGGTTCTGTTGGCATTACCTTAATCGTGCCATCTGGAAGCTTCTGTTTGATAGAGAAGGTAGTCTCGCCAAAACCAGCAATAGCCTTTGTCTTATAGATATTAATAGACTTGGCTACATAGTCCATATCGTAGAGTTGAATAGCGCTGAAGTAGGCGTGAATCTGCTTTTGACTAGGCATTTCTCCGAACTGAGACATATAGGCACTTTGAAACTCTGTTGGAGACTTATAGAAGTACCCTAGAGTTTTCTCCCCATTCTGTCTAGTTCTGATAACACTAGCAGCTTTGTCCATAAGAGAGAATAGTTTGTCCTGCTCTTTAGACGAGAGCTTCTCAATAGTTCTACCAATTTCAGCAGCATTCCGGTGTAACTCTGCTTGAGAGCTAGTGGCTACTGACCTCACCTCGTTTTGGGACTTGGATAGGCTTTGATCAGCAGATCCGAATTTACCAATAAGCATTCTAAGAGTTGTAACAGGTGTCTCATTACGACTAGTGAAGACAACACTGTTGAGATTCTTGTCCGCTTCATTTACGTTATGTTCAAATTTGAGGTAGAAAGATCCATCAGCTTCTTTGTGAACCTTTAGGGAATCACCACTTAGACCTAGGTGCTTAGAGTAACCAATAGCTTCATTGACAGTGTTAAAAGGAAGACCATTATTCTTACCTAGGAAGACTTCAACTCTGTCAACGTTAGTCCCCATCTGAGAACCAGATACAAACTTAGTATCAACGATACCATTAAGAACACTCTTACCGTAGAGTGCCTCTACCTGCTTTCGCCCCTGTGCCATAGCAGCTTCTGTGTAACCTTTTGTCTTATCAATTCGAGAGACAAAGTTCGTATTGAATAAAGCTGTTTTAGCTAGACTAGCGTTAGTGTCAAGGACATCTTTAAGTCTTCTAGCGTGTTCTTTTAAGTTATCGTAAGCACTATCGATAGACTTTGAAGGGTTGGCTATAGACGGTACCGACGAATCAAGAAATTCTTTGATAGCATACGCTGGGTCGTCTGACGCCATACGTAGGTTTTCTGCTAGATCGGGTTTGACTTTCCCTATTACAATAGCCATCTCAATAGCCCTCAAAAGCTCACCAGCGGCAGCTACAACATCGTGTACCTCGCTACCTGGGGAAGCAGCAGCCCGGCTAGTTTCCCTTAGGACCTCCTCTAAACGACCCTTTGGAGTATTGTCATTCGTAGCTGTTAATGTGATACGTTCTTTGGTTACTTCTGCTACATTCTTACGGGTAGATTCATTGAGTGTATAAACGCCAGGAGGATCTTTATAAGTATCAATAAACTCTTTAAAGTTACTATTGACACTCTCCGGTAGTTGGGTACTCCTATAAGTATTAACAGTGTTAGACCCTGGGTATTCATCTAGTTTATCCCAAGCCCTCGCCGATATTTCCTCAGGACTACCTTTCTTTAAGTCTACATACCAAACTCTTTTTGATTCACCAGGACCTGTATTGTAGTTCTGTGCATAATCCTTGCTCGGGGATACCCATCTAGAGCCCCCTTCACTAGGAGGGGAATAACCACCATGAAAGAATCTAACGTATCCTTCTTGTACAGGCTCCGTTGGGATACCCTTGGGATGGAGGGTACTTGGTTGATCAAATACCGGGGATGATTCTGGAGCTACTTTAAAGCCTACGTCGTTTGCTGGACGAGGACCAAGAGTATCAGAAACACCGTGCTTAGAGACAAGACCAGACCCAACACTAGTCTGTTGAGGAAGCTCTTGGACTGCCTTCTTTCCAACTTTACCAGCAACCTTAGAACCAATCGCGTATCCGGCAGTGGCTGCGTCAGCAATACTGAATGTATTCATCCAGGCTTTAGTAGAAGATGAGAATTCCTTTAGCTGGTCTGCTAGATCCCTAGCTAGTGGTAGGTTGTCTTTAGCAATTGCTTCAAGACGAGACCTTACAGCCGTATTGAATTCGTCTGGATCCTTGATTTGCCAAAGAGTAAGAAGTTCTCGTTCGACAGCCCCACCAGAGAATACAGTTGCTTCTACTCTATTAGTGCCCTGAGTAAACTTTGATTGTTTCCAACCTGTGTACATAGGAAATAGAGTCTTGGCAAAGTCAGCACCCCAAGATACCCAACTTTGGTCTTGGGCTTTCTTAGAGTACTCTTCAGCAATGTTGTCTAGAATCTTACGTCTAGCTAAGTAGTTCTGGTTGTTCTCAACGACATCGTAGGCACCTTCTGGATCTTGGGCGTACGCTTTAGAGTAGAGTTCCCCGTTATCCTTTAAGAGAGTTGTGTCAACAATCTTTCTAGCACTTTGCTTTTCAACAATAGTTGCTGGATTATTCTCTGGGTACTGGGAGAGACCATAGGCTTCCCTAAACTCAGCATCGGTTAATCTTCCATTTGGTCTAGACAAAGCTATGTTAGCTAAAAGCTGTTGTCTAAATTGGAAGTCTGCTTTGTCTTTATTGGCTGCAAGGGTCTTACGGATTTCCCCTTCCCTGCCTTGAGAAAGCATCGTAGAGACTACTTCATCCGTAAGACCCTTATCGTCTGGCCCAATAGCCATCATGATCCCAGGCTTCTTTCTGGATACTTCTTCAGAAGTCAGCATTGGCGAAGAGGTACCAGAGAAAAATAAGTCTTCTTTAGTTCCTCCAGTTGTTCCGAAAAAGGGATCACTTGCAGTGTTGGGATCAATAGACATTAGTTACCTCAATTATACTTGAAAATAGAGGGGGCAGAACCCCAGCCGCTACCGGCAGAAGCTCTTCCAACTCTTGTGATGACCTCTTGATTTTTGACAAAGGCACCTCCAAGAGAGCTAAGACCACTACCGAGACTTTGCATAGAACCACCAAGAGCTTGTTGACGAGAAGCACCAAAACTTTGGTGAGACAGTTGTTCATTCTGGTTTGTATCCCGGATACTTTGGAGACCACTATTGGCAGCCTGATTGAGACCTCCCATGACTCCTGAGCCACCCAGTGCCCCAGCATTAGCTCCTGCGACTTCTGACATAGCCTGTGATCTGAGCATATCCCGATAGGCAGACCTACGGTGTCTATCGGCTTCTAAAGCCATTTGCTGTTCTTGAATATCAGCCTGTTTCTTAGACGCCTGATATGAGGTGATTGTGCCGAAAGCACTTAAACCAACACCAGCAGCAGATAAGGCAGTAGTGGCACTAATCCCTGTACCTGCGGCAGCAGCGGCAGCAGTACCTGTAGCAGCAGCGCCTCCTGCGGCTGTAGCAGTAGTAGCTCCAATAGTTGCAAGGATAGCTGAGATACACATTATAAGACCCCCATAAAGGTAGAATTAATTTTTATTAAACCAAGTTTTTCGTACATCTTTTCTACTTCAGAATATTGTTCAGCACTCCCCATAGAGACGTACTTACATCCCGTTTCTTTAGCCCACTTATTCATATCGTAAAGAAGTCGTACTCCTATAGAGGTCCCTCTGTATTTCTTGTCGACAAACCACACTTGTTCGTAGCATTCTAAATGTTCATCAAACATTGAAGGTGCTGCTAAAGCAATTAGAACTCCAATAATCTCGTCTTTATCACAAGCAACATGAAGAAATGCACTAGGGTTACCTAGTAGGGAATTAAGGAGAGAACTTACGTACAGCTTGTTAAAAGACCCGACAAGACCCATCTTTGACAAATAGAAGAATTCCTCTAGTAAAGGCACTACTTTAGGTACGTCTTCTACGATCATATTTCTTGTTTTAAGCACGATCGTTAACAACCTCCTGTGCAGACCACCCTACAAGCCTAAACCTTTTATTTCCTACAGACCTAAACCTTAGCTGTAAGGTAACTCCTGATCCCCTGATACGGAGTTTTCTACTATTTACAGAGAACCTACTATCGTCTACACAAACTTCTTGTTCTGTAGTAATTCTATTTGACATTTCGTTAATACCGTAGTCCCACAGACCGCTAACTTTACAAGAAGAATCACTTAAAAATCTAGAATAGACGTTAATATAGCTTACTTGGAATTTACGAAGAGCATCACCACGGACTCTGTAACCAGTCTCGAAGTCAGCAGAAAATGGTTGGTAGTTCCCGGAAGAGAACCAATCCTCCATCTGGTCTTCAACAAAATTACCAAATGTTACAGTATCAGTAGACGAATTATGAATTAAGAATAACGGAAAGGCTGCGTCGATAGAAGTAAAAGAATTCTGTACTGAAGTAGAAACAATTTCTCCGGTATTGTCTAGGACTAGATCTCCCAAGATATCGTAAACACTTTCGTAAGATGTGTTTGAAGCCCTATTATGTAGGACAATCAATCCTTTTACCTTTAGGTTACCGTATTGCGTAATATTGTGTTTGTAAAAGGCCTTTGTGACTGTCCTAAATACTAGAATAGTGTCTAAATCTTTTGGATTAGCCTCGTCAGAAGAGAAAAGCCAATAGACTTCTGAAGTTAGCCTATTGTAAGCGGGAACAACGTGACTCTTACAGATATTTGGGATACTATCAAAGTATGTTTGGATACTATCTTTTGTTAAAGAAGCAACGTTAGTATTTCCAGTACTCATTTGGATAGCATAAATGCCGTCGTTATTCCACCAAATAGGTGTGTTGTCTACAACAATAATTGAGTTGGCTTGAAGAATTGGTGTATCGGAGAGTTTTTCAACAGAATAGTCTGTGGCAGTAAAACCCACACCCTCAGACCCTGAAATGCTCCAAACACCATTGCTACAAAAGACAAGCAAGAAGTTCTTAACAGGCTTTAAAGCTACAATATTTTCAGCCTCAGGGATAACAATAGATCCACCATCATTAGGTAGTAGTTCATACGAAATCTCTGAAGTAGGATCACTTCTCTGGTAGAAGAAGAGTTCATTATCTGTGTTTCTAATAACAGACGAGAAGTAAATAGTAGCACCGTACCCACTAGCTTTTACACCACCGTAGAATACACGGCTGTTCATGAAGGCAACTACAGAAGGCCTATCCACACCAGATGACACAATGTCTAAGCCAGCGACACCAGAAATAGCACTCCTATCCTGGTAGAAGGCATTCATTGTGAATTTGCCTCTGGGTGCTAAAGAAGCACCAACTAAAGGAAATCTCTTTCTAAACCCAGGGTTATAGTTGTAAGTACCACGACCGTTACCAGCATCAGGTTGTCTAAAGTACCACATCAACATGGACTTAGCAGGTTGAGTACTGCCGTTTTGTGCCGACCAGGAGTTAATTTCAGAGGTGGTCCAACCTTGATTTAATAGGTTGTACGTGTGCTCTTTATTTGTCCCAGACGTTGGTGGCTCAAAGTCATTGGCAAAACCATCGTCGAATACCTTGAAGTCCCTAATTTTAATGTCTAAACTTCTGTAAACAAGAGACTTGGTAGATGTAACATACTCTAGGTAAAATGGCTGCATGTACCTGTGGGCAATGTAGAGCCGACCGTTACCTGGAGAAAAACTTACAGGATACTCTGCTGTAGTAGGGGAACCCGCTACTTTGTACGAGTCTAGATTAAACTCTATGTAGGTAGAGGAGGCAGAAACCGGAGTATCTTGGTTGTCTTCGAAAACGTATAGTTTACTTCCAATTTGATTCACTACTAGAGATGTATCATTATTTTCACCAGCACCAGTCCAGTTGAAAACACGAATAGCATCTCTAGTAGATACTGGGATACTTCTCCATACGTGCCCATCTTCGAGATCGACACCATCTCTAGGAAATACCTCTCCCATTTCTGAGAACACACAATTATTTACATCTTTGCAGGCGTTTTCAGGAAAATTAAGACCAGAGTGTTCTGTCTTGAATCCCGCAATAAAGCTATTCTCAACTGAAGTTCCAAGACTACGTGGCATTTATTAACCCTTACTTTTCTTATTTTCTTCGTATATTTTTACAACAGACACAGCCATACTGGGACTTGTGAACTCTCCTAAAAAGGCTACCGGTGTCTGGCCTCTTTCTAATTTGATCTTCCATAATCCATAAGGACCGTCCTGAAAGACAATAGCCTGATTTTCCATATATGGTACCTTAAAGGTAGTGCCATCATTTTCCATACTTTTGTCCTTTTCTACCAAAACCTGTATACTTAGGTTTAGGGCTTATATTAGATTTAGCCTGAGAAAGTTTAACCATTAGTCGTTTAGAACTTCTCTCAGCTCTAGCGTTCTCTGTGAGTTTTAGCTCGCTCCAGGCTTGGGCTTTAGCTTCTTGTTTAAGCAGTACTAACACATTAGGGTCTAGGTCAATCTTGTACGTATCTGCAAGCTGAAAGACTCCTGCCAATTTTCCATAGCACAACGTTTTATTTTTCTGAAGGTTTGCGTCTACAGCAATATCGATAGAATCAAATAGAAGAGTGTTATCATCGTAAGTTGTAAAGTAAGAAGGAGAACGATCAGTCCTGTACTTTACTTCCACAGAAGCATTGTTTATAGTGGTAGTAAAAGAACTAGTGTTACTATCGGATAAGGAAATAGAGTACATTCTGTGTAGAAAGTCCTCTAAATCGATCATCTTCATGTCTGTTAAATTACTTTCGGTATCATCAATTGTTCTACAATCGTACTTTACCCACTCTAAAGAGTCTGAAGTATCTGGAAGAGTCATCAGTAAAGGAGTAGAAACTGAGGTAGCTTCTAATTCGAAGAGGCCGTACTTCTCTGGGAAATCGGTATTCGAGCTAAGTACTTCGTAACAATCTTTTACAATTCGTGCTGTTTGCTCAGATTCGACAGTATCAAAGATAGAGTTCACTTCCTCACCGCTGGTGGAAGAAAGGATGTCTTGAACTATTTCTAAAAGTGTTGGTTTTCTCATTTAATAGCCTTCCATCCACAGAGATTCTCACCATTCTCGTTATGTGTTACAATCCCTCTAAGCTCACTGTCTGTCTTCCCTTTTGTAGAGGAAAGGTAGATTGGTCTGTTTGTTGAGCACCAATCGTTACTCTGGACGCACCCACCTAGAAGCCCGGCTATTGAGAGCATCGTGGCTAAGAGAGTCAATCTCATTTTCTTTTTCCCTTACCTCTTTTACTTGTTTAACAGTCTCTAGTTTATTAGAAACCTTTTGGTCACTTCTACCTTTTAGGTAAACCGCTGCAAGGGCTGCGAGCACTCCGGCAAAAGCCAAGAGTGCCCTCCCTACTTTAGTCTGTAAAAACCAAATCCACATCAGTTGAATTTCCTATAGATGAAGTAGCCAAATGTACCTACAATTAAAGCACCAGAAACAACAGCGGCTGTCCTCCAATCCGATAGGGCCGCAACAACAGCAGGGATAAGAGGACCTGAGGCGGTAATTATCTTCTCTGTAGCAGTAATAGGTGTAGTTGGTGTATCCACCTCAGCAGGATGGTTCACAGGAGCCTCTGGGAAGGCCACAGACGGCACATTAGAGGTATTGGTAGGAGGAGTATCCCAAAGGGCCTGCTCGCCGTCCCTGCGCCTCTGGAGGCCTTTCATGAAGACACCCTTTGACTTGACGAATTCATCGAACTTAGCTCGAGTACTTACGTAATCACCAGAGTTTAAGTTTCTAGTGAGTTTCTTTAAATTACCAGTACCACAGTTGAAACCGAAAGAGACAAGAGCATCGTACTGCCCTTGAGTAAGAGGTACTTTAATATTGGTATTTACCCACTCTTCAATTTCTCCCAAATCTTCCTTTAGGATTTCAAGAGCTTCTTTCTCAGACCAATCCTTAGCATTAATGGACATATCGACTTTAGCCCGAGCATCCTTTGTATGCCCGTAGCCTTTAGTCAGTGTACCACTAACAGGGCCTCCCATGTACTTATTGTACCCGAAACGAACACCCTTTACAAACTTGAAGTCATCGTAAAGGTACGGGACATAACTCTCGAAGGATTTAATGAAGTCCAAACCAACTTTAGATATCTGCATCTTAAGTCTCCTTACGAATAGTATCCTTCCAGGGACCATTCAGCAGAAGATCCATCGGAATTGTGAACGACAGTAGCCCAGCACAGCATGTACCTCTGCCCTGTCTTAGGAGTTGTACCTCCGTTAATCTTGGCCCCAGATTCTAGTCCAATAGTAACCGTTCCACTGAGCCTGTTGGTAAACCCAATTCTAGTACCCACTACAGCACTTTTAGAAAGTGTGAAGGTAACTGCTGAAGACGTGTTAGCACTCAGGACAGACCCAGTGTCCGATGTCCCAACAGTTCTTGAAGTATTGGAGTTGTGCACATGGTCAACCAAATAGTTCTTTAGTAAATTACCTTTGAAGTCCCATGAATCAGACGTATTTTCCAAGGTTAGTACGTTATCCCGCCAAGCAGCCGGGTTATCGCCATTGGCACCAATATCTGCTGGAGTACCGACAGTTCTAGAAGCGTTATCAAAGGACATTCTGCTAGAAGTAGAAGCACTGAGTACCTTAATAGGCTTAGCTGTACTATTAGTTGCCGCAAAGACCTCTGTAGTGCCGCTTAAAGTACTGTTGATACCCAATTTTGTAGTATCAAGCTTAACACTGAAAGTATTTCCACCAGACTCTACATAAGATATGAGCGAATCAAAAGAAGAAGACCCGCTACCACCAAATGTATTTCCTGTGTATTTAAAGGTGCCGTTTAGACCAGCTCCAATACTATCTGCAAACAGTCGGATAGCTGAGGTATTCGCAGAGACTAGAGTAGAGTACTTAGTAAAGATGTTACCAATAACAAGGCTTTCAGCCGCTGCTGCTCTCCTAAAGTCAATAGAGCCATTGTCAATGTAGTTGTTGACAAAGATATTTCCAGCGTACCAAACTTCGTAGTTAGTTCTCCAGGTAAGGTGATCATCAGCCCAAGTGGTAACAGGGAAAGTGTGGTTCATCGAGAAAAGATTCTGCCACCCATCGACCTTTACAGAAGGTTCTGATCTAGTGACAATATTCTTAAATACCTTGTTATCGACCGAAGCAATCCAAATACCGGGGTACAGTGTAGTTGAAGGTACCCAGAATCCAGAGTCTCCTAGGATAAGGCCGTGAATCTTGTTATAGTCAATATGAGACTGAGAAGATGAATATCCACTGAATGCCGTAGTTACAGCAGAACCACCGGAGCCACCAATTAGTGTCTCAGAACCACTAATCATAGTAGTTCCATTTCTGACCATATCGGCTAGGTAGATATTGTTACCTTCGATACGAACAACTCTAGCTGTAGCACCAGTAGTGCCACCAGTAACAGTTTCCCATAAAGAAAGTGTATTGCTGGATGTAGTATACTCAAAGCATCCAACCTGAATTCCGTATCCTTTGTACCTTCTGATTGTACTGTCGTATACCTTAGTGTGGTAAGCTCCGCTAGTACCCCCTTCGGTCAAGATACCAGCACTCTTGAAGTTACAATCTAGAATAGTAGAAGATACACCGCAATCGTAGGCGTTCTTAGAGAACACAATTAAAGGAACACCGTCAACCCAAGAATTACTCGGAACTACTCTAGGAAGTCTTAAATCGACTGCGCCATTGTATGTTTGGGAAGCTCTAGAGAATACTACAGGGTTGGCAAATAGATAACTATTCTTTGTCCCGTAGACTACAACGTACCTTCCATCAGCAATAGACATAGCATAGTCCACAGCGTCTTGGATCGCCCCAGAGTCATCTGTAACCCCGTCCCCTACAGCCCCGTATTCTAAGACATTAATCTCTAGAAGGTCAAACGAGAATGGATGACTGTGATCAACTCTAGAGAGTAGTGAAGAAGCACCAGCAGAACCAAGCAAACTATCCGTTAAAGGAGTGCTATTTCCGTATGGAATTACTTCAACAGGCTGTGTGATCTCTAAGAACTGCGAGTAAGTAACAGGTTCAGTATTAGAAGAGGCATTTGGTAAATTAACAATTCTATGAGAATTCATATCTAGAGTACTTCCGAACGAATTAGGTGAAGTACCATCTCTAGATAAGGTCTTCTCTATGGCAGTTTGAATGGCATCAAAGTTGTTGTTCAGAGTTGCCGCAAGAGAGGTCTGGTTCTGAGTACCAGTAACATGAGTGAGAGTTACTTTAGACATCCGTACTCCTTACGACAAAGCGAATTCAAAAATTAGAACAGTAGGCCCAACAGTAGTACCAACATTTGGGTGGTTTATCTGGATTATAGAGCCAGCGGTAATGGCCGAATTGAGAATTGTAGTAGTAGTATAAAACGTGGGAATTGAATCCGCTGCTAGAATGGAAAGAGAAGCCATAGAAGATCCACCACTAGTTTTCACGTCAAGTTGTGTATTGGCAGATGGTGCTGCTGAACATGTAGCAGAAACCCTGACCAAAGTACAGTCTTTTGTAATCGGTAAATACTTTGTAAAGACACCAGTAGTACTATCGATAAGAAAAGAAGTAGAACATACATTAATATTTTTAATCGAGTTTGTGTCGATACTGTCTTTGTTGATTTTAGAGAAAACAGTACTACCAGATCCGTTAGAAACAGGGACCTGACCAGAGGTTGCGGTAGACGCCCCCTTCAACTCGTGTAGATCTGTTTCAGTCAAGTCCTTATGTACACTCATTTAATTTTCCTTTAATAAAAAGGGGTGGACCCGAAAGCCCACCCCTAAGTTAATTAAGCGTGGGTACCAGAAGTAGACTTATAGTACTTTACGATAATCCTAGCCTTGCCCGCAGTAAAGTTGGCAGTACCAACAGTTGCGGTCAATAGACCATCGTACGCTAGAGTAGTGTTCACAAGAGCCCCAGCACCAGTGATTGTAGCACCAGATGTGAGGGAAGCTACAGCAGTAGAGGCAACTAGGCCATCATCATCATACGCATTAGAACGATCAGTACGTAGGAAGCCAACCTTTAGGGTGGCTGAACCACCTGAAGTAAAGGCGGTATCTACGTAGATCTGAGCAGAAGTAATTCGGGAACCGTCTGGGATAGTTAGAGTATCAGACAGAACTGTATCGGTACCAAAAGCTTCAAACTGGTTATAGGAAATAATTGCTTCGACAATATGCTCGTTACCTACTAGATCCTCAAAAGAGCCTGCTTTTGAGACAGCAGCTTCCTCTGGGCCAGACTTTACGAGAAGACCATCACTATTAATCCAACGTGGCATCTTTATTCTCCTTATTAGACAGCAGCAGTGTTCGTAAGAACAGTGACAATGTTCTCAGGACGATAAAGCTTTAGGCCATACCGACAAGTAGTAACATATTCATCACGCTGTAGATCTTTGTTACGATCAGTTTCAACTCTAGGAGCTTGACGAATAGCGCCTACGAAGGGTAGGGCATCAGGAGCGGCAGAGAAGAACAAGTTGGCAGCACCGCTTGTAACAGACACTGAGTTGACAGTCTCAGACATACCTTGCTTTAGGTTGTTGGAAACGTACACATCAAACCCATAGACGTTCATTACGAAACGCATACCGGTTGACATACCGTCTCGGACAATACCCTCCCATTGAGGGTTATTTGAAACGTTGACAAGGTTAGTAAGAGTCGAAAGTTGGTATTCGACAGACGGGTCAACAATAGCTACAAGGTTAGTCATAGGGACTAGAGCCTTCTGTAGGGAGTACTTAGCCTTAGCAAAGTCCTGAACAGAGATAGCCTGAGAAGTACCCTGGCCTACCCAACGGTGGGGTGCACCGTTAATAGTATTTAGGTTAGAAGCAGTCTGCCCTTCTGGACCGACTCGGAGGATATCAACCTCCATTGCCTTCTGGATAGCACGGTTCATCTTTGGGACAAAACTAGAGACAAGACGATCAGTGTAGAACGCGTCCTGCTTGAACTTGTCATAGATGAAGGTAGCCGAAGACTTGTATTCAGTGATCGAGAAAGTGAAGTTACCGGTCGGTAACGCATCAATCTTTCGATTGAATATGGACCATATCTTCATCCGCATGGGAGCTAGACATATGGCCTCTGGGGATCATGGAAAAGTCGTCATCTGAATAGCGTGTATTGTACTTTCCGCTTTCAACAGAATCCTTATTTCTTTTGTTAAGGAATCTTAAGACGAGTTCAGCCTTATCTTTCTTATCCCCGTACATATACGGAATAAAAATTTCTAAAGACTTTCTTAACATATTTTGTTGACGACACTCAATATAGTAGCACTGAGAATGGTTCTTTGAGTACACCTTTTTATTTCGTAGAAACCAGGATAACCCACATTCTTCTAAAATATGCACTAGTTTATTGATTATTCTAATATCAGTATTTGTGATTTGAATTCCAGTGATGATATCAAAACCACCACGTTTCCTAGCCTGTTTAAAGAAGGTAATACACCCTTCTCCTTCAAGCATCCCAGCAAACCACCCCATATCAGATTCTTTTGCAGTCATTTCTTTTCCTTTCCTGCTGATTGTCCAATCCTTCCGATTTTTACACAATTGGTACGAAAGGCTCTAAGGAGTTTCCAGCATATAGTCTAGTTTTAGATGAACACCGGCTTAGTTTAAAACCTTATCCATCGCAGTGTACCGAATAGCCTGACCTTCAGCATAGTCCATTACCTCGGCCTGACCGACGCTAGGAATATTAAAAGTATCACCATCTGGGAAGTCTGAGAGCCAATCTACGTACTTATTAGCCATAAGTTCGTCTTGGAACATCTCTTTAAGGTCACTCGACCATAGATTCCCACGAATCAGATAGTCGGTATTACCAGTAGAAAAACCTGACATATGTTATGTCTCCTTATTCAAAGAATTTTTCACCAAGTTTCTGTGCATCCTTGTGCATTTGAATTTGTACTGAAGGAGACCAATAGCCTGAAGGATCTTTTGCCTTCAGTTTAGTGTAGTACGCCTTGTTTCTAACGCCACTTTCTGTGTGGGTATTCAGCGCCGAAGTATTGATAGACGACCCAGGTGTGTTTGCTGGTACGTGATTTGGCATTGGTGAAAGGACTTTAATAATCGCATCTGGATTCTTTCGTGCCCAAATATCAATCATTTCTTCGTCCATACCAATAGCTTCACCAGCAGCAGCCAATCTTTGTTTCCATTCGGAACCCCAAAGTCTCTTTGCTTCGTTTACTACTTTCTTTTGGTTTGTTTCTTCCGTACTTACACGAGAACGCGATTCGAGAGATTCCAACACTTTTGAAACGATGGAATCCGTATCGAGAGGCACAGTCTTAGAGTCATCCCTATTGTTTTCAGCAGGAGTTAGGTTGTTCCCGGAGTCCATAGATGTTCCTCTGTTTCGAAGTTCTTTAATTAGATCCTCGATTTTAGCTTTATTGCCAATCTCGTTATTGAGCTGTTCAGTCTGTTGTCGAAGGGTCTTATTTTCTTCTTGAAGTCGTTGAATGTGGGCATCAGAAAGGATTTTACCTTTTGCCAAAGCCTCCACACTCTTAAACTTCTTTCCGTCTCCAACAAGAGTACCTAGAAGCTCTTCTTCCGTACCTTCTACAAAACTTTCCCCTACATTGTCAAAATCAGTTTGGGTTTCGGTAGAAGTAAAGATGCTATCGGTCATAAATTAGCTATCTCCTAAAAATGAGAGTAGGTCTAGTACTCTCGTAATTTGTCTTTTTTGTCCGTTTATATCGGCTTGTAAATAAGCCCAAGAAGGAGAATCATAAGATGACTCTGACAACTTATTGAGCTTACCGAGTTCTTCTTCTAAGATCTCTTTAAGTCTCTTTAGGACAAATCTATTATTCTTTAGTGTATCAAAAAAGGATTGTCGTTCCTTTTCTGTCTTTAAGTTATCTACCCATCGAAGGTGCATTCATAGCTCCTGTTGGTGAAATCCCAGGGTCCGTCTGAGACTCTACGTAAAGGTTTTCTTGTTCCGCTTGAATCTGACGTTGTGCATCAGCCTTCTCTGCAACTCTGACATTCTCTTCTACGATCCCGTAGTCTTGGATCTCTAGTAGTTCTTCCATCATCCTTGCAATACCAATCGATGAGAAGTGCATACGTACGTCTTCATCTTGGCCGATAGCAGAAGAAAAGAAATTAGAAATATCTTGTACCATCTGTGCAGTCTCAGCGAAATGTCTAGCGGCTACTGGTCTAATAGCCCCAACACCACTGATATCATCAGCAGTAATAGACGAAAACATAGTAGCACCAAATTGTGGTTCTACATAACGAATTACTGTGGTATCCCCATACCGTCTAGCCATTTCAAGCATAGCATTCAGCATAGGTTCTAGAAAGTATTGTTCATATTGAGCTGATTTATTCTGGAAGATACGTGAACCAGCATTCTCCAGTCTCTGTACCTCGTACTTAGTCTTTTCACCTGGAGTCCTAAAGCCCATTGCCTCTTTTGGAGCACCGGCTAATTCTTCCATCTTTTCCATTAGGGCTTGAATTTCGATGTTGTTGTTGAGTACGTTAACATCTGGAGAAAGGATTTCCACGTCCCCATCGTCACCAACAAAGATCTTTTCGAAAGGTCCCCACTCAAAGTCCTGGACAAAACCTTTGACCTTCAGGGGTGGAAAGGCAATAAGATCAAAACAGTCAGCCTTCAAATTCTCCACATGATCAATTCTGTATTGAAGACCAACAAGATTATCTAGAGGACCCATAGCCCATAAGTTGTCTTGCCTAGGCCTCCAACCAACATGAAAGATCGGAGATCTCCCAAAAATCGACATATCCTCTTTATTATACAGTACTTTGTGTCTATCTGCTACGACTACTTTGTAGTTCTCGAATAGTTCATTCTTGTCAGTATCGTAGTAATCACCGTAGAAGGTCAAAAGTTCTACGTTATCTGAGCCTAGGTACGTGTTGTAATCCCCAAAGCCATCGATAGAAAATGGTAGATTTTTCTCAGTAATAGTGCCAACAAAAGATCTAGCGGTTCCTCTGAGGTCTAGAAGGTACTTATAAACTTCTTTCATTTGAGATGCTTCTTCAGTGTTGTTAGAAGCACCCTCTACGAATTTCTTTAGTTCACCCATAGTAACTACAGATCTGATAATCTTTGGTGTATCTGCAAAGTTACTAGCAATTGGGTTGAAAACAATATCTTCTGGAGAAATCCTACGAATTACGGGTCCAACAAAGCCTACTTTAGTTCCGTCTTTTCCAATTACTCTTTCGTCAATCCATTCAGGCATTCCAAAACAGTTGCCATAGTCAATGTAGTCTAGAATAGTCTTTTCAGTTTCTTTCTTGAATCTGTGGTGAGACGTAATCCAGAACATATAGTCCTCGATTAGCTTCTTCTTATCCTTCTCTTCGTCTTGAGAAGATGCTCCTTCCCATTTTAGCCAACGTCTCTTTGGGAAAATCGTAGCTAGATAGTTAGCGTATAGGTTATCCCTAATTTGGGTCAGCTTTGGTGTAACTGTCTTATTTTTCCATGGAAGACTAGAGTTAGACGTTGTAGAGGTATCAGTAGCAAAAATGAAGTTTCTACTTTCAGCCCATTCAGACTTCTTTACATTTCTAGCAGTATCCCATGATACCCAATTGTTTGCAATCTGAGTAGCCAGTCTATCAATAGACAAGATATCTTTCAGATCTAATGTTCGACCAGCCATTAAGAAACTCCTCCAAATCTACTTCGTGCAAAAGACTCTTTTAGTTCTTTAGTTTTATACGTTTGACTAGCAAAGACTCCAGAAGGGGCAACACAAATATCAATAACTGAAGCAAGACAGTCTTTGACATCGTCATGCGCGGGATTCTGAAGCATAAGCTCTTCTTCTAAGATTTGACAATTACCACCTTTATAGTGCCACATTTGGCCGTTAGCATATCTTGGCTGTAGTGCAGCTTCAATACGCTCTTCTTTTACACCTTTAGGATTTGATTCATCAATTGACAGAGCAAGACCATAAGGTCGAATGTAGTTATCTTTTAGATCCGTGACAATCACCTTCTGGGCTGCTGTAGTCTCTGCTCTTAACTTCCTAAAACCCCATTTTTGGTGGGTATTAAGAATCTCTTTGAAGTAATCGGAGATCTTATTAGTCTTAAATCTATCGATTTCTAGAATGTAGTAGTTGTAATCCTTGTCTACCCCAACAACAACGAGAGCCGTGTAATCAGCTTTCTGTCTAGTAGAGAATGCAAAGTCGATAGCTGCAAATACGTTTAGAGATCTTCCTTTGTACCACCAAGATCCGTTTTCTTTCTTTAAAAGTCTTGGATCATAGTAGTTGAAGTCACTACTAGAAATTGCAGCGCTTTCTTGATCGTTTGGATCATTGTAGTACTGAGCCCTAAATTGGACTCTGTCTAGGTACTGTGCTCTCTTTTTGGCTAGAATTGCTTGGTCAAAACCAAACCATTTACCGTCGTAGCGTTGTTGTCTGGGCCAAAGGAACTCTCCAGTACCGTCTCCAGCGTTCTCAACTACTCTTTCAAAGACTTCGTATAAAGACTCAGAATCAACTACGTTTCCCATGAAATCATAACGATCAATGGCCATTTTGACCAAATCTGCGTATAGATCATCTGGGTGGTATCTAGTGCCAACTGCCCACTCTTTAGCGTCACCACCTTCGATTGAGGACAAAAGGGAATATTGTTGCTGAGTTTTTTCTCTACCATCCTTTGTATAAGCGTTTTCTTTTACGACAACGTCATCTAGGATAGCAATATCACAGTGAAGACCAGTAATTGTAGTAGTTAGGCCTGCTGTAAATACTGTTGGGTCTCGTACTGCCTCTTGCTTTCTCTTAGGATGGTCAACAGAGATCTCTGACTCAGACCATTTCTCCCGTTTTCCTTCATCCTCATTGACCATCTCTGGCCAGTATCGGCGATAAATAGAGGAGGACAAGATGTCTTTGATAAATTTAAGCTGTTTAGAGGCTAGGTTTGCTGTAGATGAGATATAAAGAATTCGAATCGTTGGATCCCTTGTGATCTCCCAAGCTGCTCTGTAAGCAATCATAGCACTCTTACCATGATCTCGTGGAAGAAGAGTTAGTTGGTGATCCTTAGCATCCTCTCGGCACCACCAACTGATTAGTTCTTCGTGTACACTACCTAAAACTCTTTGAGGATGTACAAGCCTGATAAATGCCAGGAGAGAGTTCTCTGCGTGTTCCCTGATTTCCTTTATCTGGTCTTCTTTACGGGATTGTAGTTTGGCCGTTGGTCCTCGAGCCATTTACTTGAGTCTCCATTTTAAACCAGATCTTATCCAGTGTCTTATTCGTGTATTCTAGTTGTTTTTCTAGAGCTGTCAATCTATCCGCTGCTCTAAGGTAAGTACCTTCGTATTCTTTGACTCTTGACTCGATCTTTGAAACGTCAGACTTTACGTTCTTCAATTCATTATAAGCTTCATTTGTAGCCCATGTAAAATAGACTACGTTGATAAATAATGTCGCGATAATAGAAATAGGAACCTTTTTATCTAGGTGCCATCCTTCTTTTTGAGTTTCTTCTTGCAAAACATCACCTCAAATTCGTAGTAGAGAGACAAGATGCTAGGTCTCTGGAACCCACAGGGCCGTAGCCGACATTCGGTCGGAAACAGTGTCGGACGCTCCTACGGTCTGCCCAGAAGCCGATGTCACAGCCTTATGTGATCCCGCAGATCTAGGGACGGTAGATGACGACGCAATCGCTGTATCTACATCCTCATCTATCGTCGTCCCACCAACAGCCGTCCAAGAAACGGCGTCGTCTGTCCCGACCTTTCCTGAGAAAGCGAGGATCAGGCCGGAAGCCGACGGCGGCGTAATCGATACGGCCGCATCATTGACGGCGGAGGCGCCCGAGGTCGTTGCCGCGATGGTCCAGCCGCTCGACGCGCCGCCTCCGGTCAACCAATAACCAATAAGTGTCGCGCGCGAGGAAGTGCCGGATGATTTGGTGATCGAGACGGCAGCGGAGGCGCCATCGGCGACGGACCCGACGTCGATTTCCCACGCCTCGGTGTCGAGGTAAGTCCCTCCCGACCGCGAGCCTGAGATCAATGTTCCGGAGATGCCGTTCCAAGAGCCAGCCGAGGCCCCACCAGTAAGGTTGGTCGTCACGCCGACGCCGAGCCGGTTTGCGCCGGCCGGCTTTGTCCAACTGGAAACGCCAGAAACGGTCGAAGCCGCCGACGTCCCGGCAGAACACGATTGTGAATCGAGGATCGCGAGCGTACCCGACCCCATATCGTTAGTCGCAGCAGCGGTGGTCTGACTGTCACCCACCACCGGAGTGAACACCCCGTCCGCACGCTCGACTGTGAAGCGGAGGTAATAGGAGGTGGATGCCGATAGACTGGAGACCGAGAACGTATCAAAAGTGTCAGCCGCTTCCTTATCAGTGACACTCGCCGACCCATGGGCCACTGCTCCAGTACCGGCTTTAATCGCGGAAGCAGTCACCGTACCGGGATCGGTGGCGTAGGCCGCCCACCAGATCGTCCCGGCATCAGTCGCTTTAACCTCGTAGGACAACGACGTCGAGAGCGCCGAGGCCATCGTCGGACCCATGATGATTACCGGCTGAAGCGCGGAGAGGATGACGGAACCGCGCATTCCACCGTCATGGGTGGAGTAACGGTCGGCAATTACGTGGCGTACTACGTCCCATCGGTAGACCTGAGCCGCATACGAGTAGTGGTTGTCGCCTTCAGGTCTCCACGGGTCGGCGGGTGTACCCTCCATCGCCGCTAGAGCCGTGGCTGATTGCATGTCTATAAAATACGAATTGACGTCACCACTGCCGTTGTCGACATAGGAGACGGCTTCGGCAGAGGTATAGGTGACGGTGTAGCGGCAGAGACCAACGAGTGCTGCATTAATCGCCGTG